GGCGCAGTACCCCTGCTACCACGTTTACTAGCACGGTTGACCCTGGTGACGTAAACGTCACGAAAAAGCGGTTCAGCTTTGATTTCCCGCAGGAGATGCTTCTGACGGGTGATCGGCTGCAGATCAAAAGCACTAACGGCGCAAACCTGGCCTTTATTGATGGGTCTGGCTGGGACGGCGGCAGTCAGCTGCCTGATGGCGCTTGGTTTATCAACGTTGACGAGCTTGGCGGCATCTACCTTTATGACACCTTCGCCAATGCGTTGAACGGGCAAAGCACAGGCAGAGTCACCTTGGCAGCCATCTCAACGGCTATTCCTATTGAGGTCAAAAGCGTCCAAGCTGAATACAACATCCTTGGCTTGGTTCGTTCTTTTGAGCTGAACAACGACCGCGAGGTCGTAGACATAACTGCCCTGGGCGATGAGTTCCGCAAAAACGAAAGCAGCCTGATCAGCGGCAGCGGCAGCATCGAATGTCAGTTCCACTACGACCCAGACATCGCTGGCCTGACGGTTGATTCAGATGTGCCGAGCTATCTGCACGAGTTAATCTTGCGGCAAAAGCTCGGTGCTGAATTTGACGCTGAGCTGCACATTGTCCAAAAAGGCAAAAACCTAGATGCAACCGGAGACCAGTTTTATTTTGAGTTCAAGGGCATCGTGACCAACGCTGCGATCGGCTTGGGCACAGGTCAGTTGACGGTTTCTAACTTCAATTTTGTGACCACAGGCGCGATCACTCCCAAGTTGGGATTGGGCATTGTCACCAACTATGTGCTGAAGGAAGACACTGATCGCATCCTGCTTGAGCAGCCTGGCAGCGGTAAGCTAGAGCTTGAAGATTAGTCTTGTAGGGGCTTGGCGTAATGGCAGATCAGAAGATCACAGCCCTTACAGAGCTGGCAGAAGCCGACGTAGCTTCGACTGATGTTCTGCCTATTGCCGACGTAAGCGCAAGCGAGACCAAAAAGGTCACTGTAAAAAGCCTGGTTGAGCAAGGCGTTGACCTGATTGATGACGCCAGTATTCCGGCAGCAAAGCTTGCTTCTATAAGTCCAAGCTCACTAGGCTCCAGCTCGACAGCTAAAGAATTTATTGCTGGCCCTACCGGCGCAGGTGGTGCTTACACGTCGCGGGTCATTGCTTCTGGTGATTTGCCGGTTGCAACTGATTCGGCCCTTGGCGCTGCTGCTGCAGGTACTGGCCTAACTGCAACGTCTGGCACGTTTTCCGTTGATGCTGCAACCTCTTCTGCGGTTGGCGGCATCAGCGTTCCGTCTGCCTCTGGCCTGAGCGTCAATGGCAGTGGCGTCATCTCTCACCAGTCCAGCGTCACTGGTCAGACCAAAAACGGTTTCACCGTCAATGACTCAGGTCATATCACTGCTGTTGGCAGCATTGCTGCCGGTGACCTGCCCAAGGCGACCAGCTCTGCAGTTGGTGGTGTTTTCATTGGCAGCGGCCTGAGTGTTACTGCTAGCGGCCAGCTAAACCACACCGACAGCATTACGGCTGGAACGACCAGCGGGATCACTTTTAACAGTGAAGGTCACATCACGGCAACGACCGCGCTGACCGGAACTGATCTACCTGCTGGAACGACAACTGCCAAAGGTGGCCTGTCTGTTCCTTCTGGTGCCTTGTCTGTTAGTGGTGCTGGTGCGCTGACCCATGACACGTCAGGCGTTACTGCTGGCACTTACCCGAAAGTCACTGTTGACACTCGCGGTCACGTCACAGCTGGCACCACGCTGTCTGCTTCTGACATCCCAGACATAAGCGCAGCGAAAATTACTTCAGGAACGATCGGAACATCACTGATCGCGAACGATGCGATTACAGGTGCGAAACTTGCCGACCAATCGACCGTCAGATTTGCGGGTGCGCCTGACACCGCTGGTGTCGTCAACTTTGGGACTGCCAACTTTACGGGAGAGTTTCTATACGATGAGTTTCATGACGATTTATATATTTGGACGGGAAATTCTTTCAAAGCCATTGACATTGTAAGCGGTGAAATTGTTCTTGCGGGGACATACGATGCAAGCACAAATCTTGTCGCTTCGGTAACTGCAAAAGGCACAGCGATTGGGCTTACGGTTGGTCAACCACTGATTGCACCGGCTGCATCTAATTCCAATCACTACCTGACTGTTAGTGTTTCTGGAACTGGCAGCGGCAATGCCCCAGCAGTTGCCCTTGCACCGCCTGACTTTTTGTTATCTACAGGCACAAGTTGGCAGGTTCTTGATTTGTCAGCTGCTCTCGCGGCTACCAACGCAAACAACGTTGCCTTTAGTCCGACCGGCAACATTTCGGCCAGCAACGTCCAGGCTGCGATTGAAGAGCTTGACACTGAGAAGGCTTCACTGGCTGGCCCGACGTTTACTGGAACGACCACGTTCAGCGGTAGCGTAACTCTTGGCACTGCATCTTCTCTTGTATTTGAGGGCAGCACTGCTGATGATTACGAGACCACCTTCTCGATCACAGATCCAACTGCTGATCGCACGATCACATTCCCTGATGCTTCAGGCACCCTCGTAACGACGGGCGATACAGGTTCGGTCACTAACGGAATGTTGGCTGGCAGTATTGCCCTTAGCAAGCTTGCAAGTCTGACTTCCGGTCAACTAATTGTCGGCAACACCAGCAATGTTGCAGCCGCTGTTGCTGTATCTGGTGATGTGACGTTGGCAAGCACAGGTGCAATCACAATCAATGACGACGCTGTGACCGCTGCGAAGCTGGCTGACACAAGCGTGACTGCTGGTAGCTACACCAACTCGTCAATCACCGTTGATGCACAAGGCCGGATTACGGCTGCATCAAGTGGTTCTGCAGCTGATGCAGACAAGATTTCAGAGGGCAACACTGAAGCTGAGGTTATTGATACCGGCTCTGATGGACATTTCAAAGTCACCACTGAAGGCAGTGAGCGAATCAGAGTCGGTCCAGCTGGTCAGATTGGCATTGCTGGTGCGAACTATGGCACCAGTGGGCAGTTCCTGAAAAGCGGTGGTGCTTCTGGTGCTATCAGCTGGGGAACGCTTGATATTTCTGCCGACACGTCGCCGCAGCTTGGCGGTGAACTCGATGCACAGAGCAATAAAATTGTCAGCCTTGCTGATCCAACTGCAGCTCAAGATGCTGCAACAAAAGCCTATGTAGATACGAACGCTAATTTGTCTGCAGACACAACCCCGCAGCTTGGCGGCGATCTTGATGTCAACGGACAGGATATTGTCAGTGTTAGCAACGGTGACATTGACCTCGATCCCAACGGTTCAGGCCACGTCGTCTTCAAGGGCAACTCAACCCGTGGCTCTGGTGCGATCAAGCTGAACTGTGAGCAGAACTCTCACGGAATTGTTGTTCAGGGTCCACCGCATAGCGCAGCAGCGTCTTACACACTGACGCTTCCTAACGACACTGGCAGCAGTGCTCAGGTGCTGCAGACCAATGGCAGCGGCACCACATCCTGGGTGACTCCTGTAAAGCTTGACGCAACGCAAACGTTTAGCGTCGCCCAAACCTTTACAGCCCAGTCTGTTCATAACGGTGGATTATCTGTTGATGGACCTTATGAGCAAGCCGCTGAGTCTGTCAGCGCTCTCGACATTGACCTGTCTACTGGCAACTATTTCACCAAAACCATTAGCGCTAACTCGACGTTCACGTTTAGCAATCCGCCGTCATCCGGAACGGTTGGCAGTTTTGTGCTTGAGCTGACGCATACATCCGGAACGGTTACTTTCCCCTCAAGCGTCAAGTTCCCCGAAGACACCGCACCAACACTCTCGACGGGCAAAACACACCTTTTTGTCTTTGTGACTGATGATGGTGGCAGCCGCTATCGTGGGTCTGCACTTGTCGATTATGTGAACTGATATGGATTTAATCTGTCGCGACATAATGATGCAAAGCAATGTCGTGGGTTTTCAACCCACGGGGCTTGGCTTCATTGCTGAAATGAAATATGTGGGCGGCAGTTATAGTACTCGACGTGCTGTTGGTTATGGGATTTGCTTAGACAGCTCAAATAACATTTATGTGAGCGGATCTTTTGACAATGGAAGTTATAGTAACGCATATCTTGCTAAATTTAATAATACTGGTACTACTCAATGGCAAAAGCAGTTTGTTACTAGCAGTGCAAGCAACAATCTTACAAGAATAACTACTGACGGCACAGACATGTACGCAGGCGGAAGATCAGGAAGCGATCCAATATGGATAAAATTCAACACATCTGGAACAGTATCTTGGTACAAAACAAACAGTAGTGGCGGCACAGTATGGGGTTTAGAGTGGAATACTTCGTCCGGAGGTTATCTAAAAACAACTACTTCTGATTATCCTATCTTGCGGTTTTATTCGCTTGACAGTTCTGGAGCATTGCAAAGCAATAGCGAAAGGCAGTATGACGACACAAGCCTTACTGGATCACACTTTATCGATAATATTGGTGGCTTTGACACAGTAACTGGCGGTACCGATCCTGCCTATAGCGCCTTAGCTTTTTATCAATATGAAGGCGGTGTTACTACGCCAGTTCTTTTATCAGTTACGAACGACGGTGCTGAATTTTGGAGAAAAGAAATTGCTTCAACTTCCAGTTCCGGAGGTTATTACATCACAGTGTCGCACGGAAGCGATTTTACAGCTTCTACACGCCCTAGTATTTTCGTTGCTGGCTTGTGGGGGACCAGTCCAAGAAAACCATTTTTAGCAAAGTACAATGGGGTTGGATCTATCCAATGGCAGCGTCATTTAGATGGCGGGTATGGCGGTCGTTTTAACTGCTCTGATTGCGATTCATCAACTAATATATATGTAGGCGGTTACTACACTGATTCAAATAGTAATAACATCATGCTTATCGCTAAATACAATACCTCTGGAACTTTGCAGTGGCAGCGCACCTTAACTCATTCGCAAGGTTTCGAGCTTATACCTCAATATATGAAGCATAGCGGCACCACTCTTTACATCACAGGATATTTGAAGGAGAGCAACAACTATAACAGCCTAATGGTATTTAAGTTTCCAGATGATGGATCGTTGACTGGCACTTACGGCAAGTACACTTATGCTGCAAGTTCATTGACTTCATCAACGCCTTCAGTCACAAGCCAAAATAACGGTGTTACTGACACCAGTGGAAGCCTTGGAATTTCCAATGAGGCTGGGTTTACCCCAAGTAACATCACCTTCAACCAGACCTTCACTGCTTTGTAAAAGCCATGCCCTTTGCATTTGTTGAAGACGGTTCTGTCACCGAATATCCTGTCGGATCAGGCGAGATTCGGCGGCGTTTTCCTAACACGTTGTTCACGCTTCCCTTGGAAGGTCAGGATCTGTCTGACTTTGGGGCGTATGAAGTGCAGCCTACCGATCAGCCTTCGATCAATGCTTTGACGCAAAGGCTGCAAGAGGGAACACCAGCATTAGTTGCTGGGGCTTGGCAGCAAACTTGGCAAGTTGTTGAGCTTCCTGCAGACGAGCAGCAAGCAATTAACGATGTTGCAGCACACGTTGTCAGGGAAGACCGGAACAAAAAACTTGCCGACTCTGATTGGGCCGTTCTGGCTGACAGCCCGCTGACGACGGCTAAAAAGACAGAGTGGAAAACTTACCGCGCAGCATTGCGTGACATCAGTTCAGCAGAAGGTTTTCCCCATACGATGGAGTGGCCGACACAGCCTTCCTGATGAAGCGTCCTGACCCGATGATCGCTGGCAAGCCTGGAGCGCAAGACGTACAGGCCATGGCGGCTAGGGCGTTGTGGCTTGAGGAATTGTTCTTCCTTGATGGCCGCGATCAGATCTCACACCCAATGCGAGGTCTATTCACGGGTTTGGCTTTGAAGTATCAGAACTTGAATTCAACTGACGGAATCTGATGGCGAAGTCACTTAGCGGCAACATTTTTGTCCAAGGTAAACCTAAGAAGACCAGACAAGGTAATGGACAACACTCACGCCCCAAAAAAGGGCGCAAGAAGTATCGTGGTCAGGGAAA